GTTCTATTACTTATACTATAACTCTATTACTGCATATGGTTCGATACGGTTCGTAAAGATACGACAATATAGACGAAAACAAGATAATATTAGTTTACTAATATAGTGAACTTACAGCTCAAAATAGTATAGATTTGAGCTGTATTTAGTTTTTAAATGAGCTGTAAAACTTTACAAATCTATTCACTTATTGATACTACAACTCTATTACTGCATATCTATCTGTTTTTATGTTTTAACCATCTATGATAAGCTCTTTCGAATTGCTCATAAACAATTGATGGTGGCTCTTTAAAATCAGTAACTAATTTTTCTCTATCAATTAGGTTTGCTAATGAGTATGCGTATTGTGCTGAAAACATAATAGCATCTTGCCTTGCGTATCTTTGATACTCTTTAATTATCCTTATAGCGCAATCACCCGCCCCTTCATCTTGTGACGGCTCACCTTCTATTTCGTTCATAATAAACGATGCTAATTTATCGATCTGTCCCATATCTATTTATTTGTTTAAGCCACTAATCTAAACAAACTTTACATAATAGCAATGCCAGAACTGCGATTTTTTTCAATTATCCCTGTCAATACATCTGGTGCACCATCTTGTTTATTAGATCGGAATACCTTTTTAAAGTAAACTAAATGACTATGAAAGTCAGGCCACCTTTTCTCCCATCCTATAGGCATGATAATATGTTTAGTAACTAGAGATGAATTGGTAATAATACGCGCCTCTTTATTCTTGGATTGATGGAACCAAGATACTGCACAATGCCCTTGGAGGCTCTTTTGTATCTCTCTTGCAAATCCCCTACCGCCATTGTTGCTTTCAATGTCTGCCTTTCGTATCTTATTTTCAATAAGTTGCTTAGGTAGTTCAACCTCGGTGTGTTCCATAGGTTTTGGAGTGTAGAGTATATCTAGGACGTAATAATTGCCGCCACTGACACCATAAGAAACGCTGCACAAATAATCGATACCAGTATCAGCAGTATCTGTATAGTTTTTACGATCAAATAACGTAGGGAGTACTTCATATGTAGTAAATGGTGAATACAGTAAACCTTCTTTGCTTTGGGGGTCACCTTGGTAAAGACAATTAAAGCGCTCTTTGTCTAAGTCTCTAGTTTCAATTAGTTTCTTTAAGCTATGTTTACTAGGGTATAGTGGGTCACCTTCTTTTCTTGGATCTATATCTGTTGGGTCACCTGTTTTAATAGCTTCAAAATTGATCTTAACCCATTGCATAGGGTCAACATCTTCTAAATCATCTAGGCTAGTTATCTCTATTACGGATTCCTTTTTACATAAGCGGCCTATTAGGTCGTCTTCGTGCCACCTCGTGAACACAATAAGCTCCTGAGAATCGTTATGTAAACGTGTTTTTACGACACTCATATAGTAATCCCAGACGTTATCACGTATTAATGGACTATTTGCCTCTTGAGCATCCTTGTACATGTCATCCATAATCATAATATCAACTGGATTCCCTGTTAACGCGCCACCCCTACCCACTACTTTCAAGCTACCATCTTGCCCTACTATCTCAAATTCATCAGCATTGCGTAAGGAGTTTGTGGACACTGTTACGACATTCGAACCGTTTAGCTTTGTATTAGGGAATATATTAACATATCTAGGGTCGTCAATAATCCTTTGTATTTTCCTATTGAATTTACGCGCCTGAGTAGTTGAATAACTAGAAATAACTATCTTTTTATTGCCGTCTCTACCTAATAGGAACGATGGCAGCATCTCAGAGCTTCCAAGGGTTTTACCATGCTGAGGCGATATGGATACCATTAAACGCTTAATCTTACCCTCTGCGAACGCCTGTAATATCTCGTAGTAGTTCTTATGAAATTGTGTTTCGTCTAGGTTGTCGAAGTTATACCGTGTAAAATCCCATAGATGATTACGGGCGGCGTCTATATCTTGTAGCTCTACTAATTGTTCAAGCTCTAGTAACTCGCTATCTGTTAATGACATTTAGTCTTGTATGTCGTGCCACTTGCTTTGACTTAATTCTATCTCGTATCTATCTGAACTTGTACGATTATCTTTTTTAATCCTAAATCCTATCAAGGATTCTTTGCGCTCAATTATTTCTAATGCCCTATAATACGTATTTGCTTTTTCGGCATGGTATTCTGCCTTTTTAAGTAAACCTTTCTTTGTGTAGTTACTCATCTTGACCTTCTCTCAATCTGAAATACTCATCACATAACGCACTAACGGTTACCAAAAAGTCTTCATAAGACTCCCTATTGAGCTTAAACACGTTAATAATCTTCTTGTTATTACCTAGCCTTACAAAGAATTCTTTCGGTTTGCCTTCATCTAGCTTTTCTTGCTCAACCAATATCAGTTTGTCAAGTTTGCGGTGTTCTTGTCTTGTTAATTTCATTTTTCTAACTTCTTTTGTAGTATCTCTATTCTTTTATTACGCTCTTCGGGTGCTATAACTGTGTTAACATTGTGGTTAATGTCTATAGTAGGGCTGTAACCTTCGTGCCTACCCTTACGTGCTAAATGAAAATGTATAGATGATTCAGCGGGTGGGTAATAAGTTTCTTTTATCATTACATCAACTGATCCATCAGATCTAGTCGTGGTTGTTTTGGTCTCTTTAGTAAATCCCTTAATACGCATGTATAACGACTTCTCGCTAAACTCTATATTTCGTAAGTCTTGATCTAATACAGCGGCTTTTAATTCGGGATCTGAATCTAACCACCTATCTAATGTTTGCCTACATACTCCTAGTGACTCAGCGGTATGTACCTTGAAACCTAATCCGTGTTGAAATGCTTCGATTATCTTTTTATTTGATGGCCTTTTTAGTGTTCCCATGGTCAATGTTGCAATTCGTAACATATCAAAGGTAATAAATTAATATCTCAGTAACACCCTTTATTTTATTTTAAGCCTCTATATTTACATAATTTCTCTCACAAGTGTGCGAGTTTACAGTTCTTAATATGATAATCGGAACAATTCCGTTTAACTGTTGTTGTTATATCATTTCTTCATACGTTTAGTTAGTTCAGCGGCCTTGCTTAAATACCATTCTTCTTTATCTAGTTCCTGATTTAAATCATCTTTGCCGCCTAGTCTCATTCTATATTTAAAGGCGTTGCAAATACAATGATTGTATACCGCTTCTAATCCGTACAGTTTCTCCATCATTACTATTGTCTCGTCTGGATACTCTTTGTAGTAATCTGGGTTTATTGCGTCTTTCATTTCTTTTGGTTTTGGGCTCAATGATATAAAATTATATCCGAATAAAAAAACTATTTAAACATATTATCAATGTCTTTTTGTAGATACTTCATATAAATACGGTTGCTTATTTCATACTCTGTTTTACTATCGTGACAATACATTTGACGGCGAATAGTACCCATAGGTGTAAACCTATCCCCTTGATGTACTACCTGTAGGCATCCACATGCAGGACAACCCCATTTAGGCAATCCTTTTTTAACTGCCATATTGCCCACCACTCCAAAGTAAGGACTAAGTTTTACATACAAATCCTCTGTGGTTACTATATCCCCCTTATTGTAGTCTACCATTTTTTTTAAATACTCTTTTTGCTGTTTTGGTGTGCCATCTTCTATCATATCCCACATGTGCAAGCCCTCGTGTGACTGCTTTAATGTCAATCCGAAGTATTCGGCCATATGAGCCATTGAGTAAGAATGTAGCCTGAACTCCTTTTTGGCGTGTCTGTAGATGTCAAATGATACTATCAACCTCTTAACCCTTAATCCGTGATATGCTCCTCTGGCCTTAATTAATTTATTATCAAAACTATTGTTATTCTGGCCTACTATCATAGAAGCTGAATTGTACTCCTTTAAAAAAACCTCTAACAATTCTTTGTCGCTGTGGTTCTTATCCCAAACCACACTATGCACCTTGTCCGATCCTAACCATTTCCATGCTATAGATATTATTTTAGTAAATCCTTTTAGTTGCTTATAGTTAACAAACTGCTTGCCCGTACTCCATATTTTAGCGGGAACCCTAGACGTTTCTATATCGTATATTAATACCTTGTCATTCTTTAGGGCTTTTGTTACACCTGCCAACCCTAAGGCACTGGCTAAACTCCTTACGCTTCTGCATGAGATATTCAACTCGTCGCCTAATTGTTCTTGAATGCTCTGCCTAGGCCGATCGCTACTATAAAGATTTATTATTCGCTGTTCTTGTGCTTTTGAAAGTCTGATATTTTCACCTTTTTTCATGCAGTTTTATAGTTGTTTGGTTTATAAAGATACTTATTTATTCATTTTATCAAAGTAATACGACATGATAACACACTTTAAACAGCATGGCTTATTTCATAATGCCACGTCGCTCAAGCTCTGTTTACTGTGGTGTTATGTGGCATTGGCTTTTTCGTGACAATCAATAACAGCTTTATATGCCGTTTCTCCTGTCCCCCAAGTACCGTTGTGTCCATAAGAATATTCCATTGGTACATTACACGCACCATATTCATTCCCGTTATATTTTTTTTCTAATCCAGTTAGCCTAACTACTGAATACCCTTTGTAAAAAACCAACCAAATTGCAAGTATTTTTTTCATATTATTAACGCCACATAACAAAGGCTAAAAAGTATTGCTATCATGGTCTTGTTGTTAATTTGAAAGTGTATTTATGGCAACACTTCTTAGCCAAACGTTAGTTTCCAGTTTGCTATTTTGTTATTCCACACAGTTTACATCTGTGCCTCATGTCTTTTCTTTCACCCATATATTCCCAATCGTGTGCGCAAACCGCCGCCTCTCTACGTTCGTCTAAACTAACAGAAGGTAAACCCAATGTAACTAAACTTTCGTGGTATTTTTTTACCTCACTTAGTACAATATCAAAAGCCTCAGTTAATTTTTTAGGTTCGTGAATCATATCGTCTCGTTTACCAAGTCTCCATTTTTGGTGGTAGTCCAGTATTTCTATCGCTGTCTTTAATTTCATTTTGTTTATTTAATCGGTTAAAAATCTATCAATAGCCTTTCACATTAGCAAGCTATAACCTCAGTTGCACCCTCAATAGCACCCTCAATAGCTCCCTCAATAGTTCCCTCAATCAGATATTTTCGAACCATATCGCGAATCGCGAATCGCGATTTGTAATAAACCTGTAAGTTTATCGTAACTAATCTTGTTTATCATATCCTTTAAATACTCTCATTTGTGATTCCGCAGATACAAACAACAACTAACAATTAT